TCACCGTTTCGGGCAAGTAAATAACCTCTCCGTTGACTTTTGTTTTTGTAGGTCGTTTTATTGTGCATCTGTCGTGTCTGAACATCTTACAACCCCTATAATTTGCTTAAATGCCTCTAATTTACCATTATATTTTACGCTTGCACCACTTGTTGAGCCTGAACTGCTGCCACCTAATGATATTTGCATATCACCCTCTCTGTATGATGTAATATTGCCGTCAAAACCAATAGCACTTTCGCTAAATCCACGTTGGTTTAATTCGTTTACAATTACATCTGCAAGAGGCAACTCCATACAAGGTGGAACATTACAACGATAACAATAAGCCAATGCCTCGTTAATTATCATCTCAATTTGTAAATCTAGCTTTGTGCTATCTTCAAAGCCACCCAAAGCTATTACATAAGATTTAATTGTTTCAAAATTATTTACTGTCATAATTTCTCCGTTTTTCTTAATCATAACATATAAGGAAAGGGGGTAATTAAACCCCCTTTTTAGTTCCTTTTTTTGCTTTCGGTTTTACTTCTTCAACTTCCTTTGGTTCTTCAACCTTTTCAGCTTTTAATTCAGTATAACCACTTTGCTTAAATGCCTCGATTAGAATAGCATCTTTTACTTCTTCTATTCTATCGCCTTTTTTTAGTTGCATAAATACCTCCTATGCTACTGATTTTGATAAATAGATAGCATTTGCTTTGTTAGCAAGAACGAATGCATCGTGAATAAATCTGCCCTCTACCAACGCTCCTGAAATTCCAGGTGGGTCAATGTGTGTTCTGTATTCACTTAACTGCATAGGTGCTACTGTCGCAATCGGGTGAACAATCAAGAAGTTTGTACCTGTTGTAAAGTAATCACTTGGTGCAAGGATTAAAGGCATACCCTCAATAGTTCCTACTTGACCGTTTAATTTCATACCTTGTGCTGTTTCGTTTGCTGATAAGAAAGCAGCATCTTGTCTAATGTTGGTAAAGAATGAATAAGGAGCTACGATAATTCTACCTGCTACCGGAACTTTATCTTCGCCTAATTTTTCCATACCTGCAAGCACTTGTTCATAAGCATTGTTTTTAGTAATTGTTACACTTGCATCAACGTTGCCAGCACCTGCAATAATTTTACCTAAACGGTATTTATCAATTTCAGGAACGATAACTTCATCAATTTCTCTTGCCAATGCTCTACCTGCATTTTTTACGCCCATTTGTTGCAAGTCATTACCTTTGTCAACTGTAAATGTAAATGCTCTATCTTGTTTAATTGTGTAATCTGCTACAGTATCTTGCAATTCTGCAGGTGTACCATATCTGTTATCACCTGAACGAGTATATGCACCTGTTGCTACTGTTGGGATTGAATAAACGTGTATTGTATTAACACCTGTCCAATCATAATCATTGTTTACCAATGCGTTTGTAATTGATGATAAAGCAAATCTTTCATCAACTTTTGCTGAATACTTTTCTGCCAAATTTACTGTCATTTTTTAAATCTCCTTTTTACTTTTGATTAAAACCCTCTAAAAACGGGTCTGTTTCTTGTGGTTTTTGTCCTGCATTTGGTACGGTTGACTGTACACCGTTTTCAAATGTGGACTTCTTAACCCCGTCTGTGTACTCCTTGAAAGCCTTAATTTTTGCTTTTGTGGCTTCAATATCTTTTGGTACAAAGCAAAAATCCAAACAAGATAAATCAACTCCTGCTTCCTGCATCAATTTTCTTGTTTCATCTTTCTGGCTTGCAAGTGCGTTTATATCCGCTTGTTCCTGATACTTTGTCTTGTATTCTTCCAACTCGGCATTCAATTTCTCGGTTTCCGTCATACTCTCTTTTTTGGCTGCTTCCTCAATTTCTGCCTTTGTTTTCTTAATCGCTGCATCAACTTTTCTGTCTTGCTCACCCTTTAAACGTGTTTCAAGTTCTTTCAATGCGTTTGCGTGTTCCTCATTGAGTTTGTCAATGTCTGCTTGCGTAAATGTCTTTACGTCTTGATTTTCTTCTGTCATTTCGCTTTCTCCTTTTAGTTTTACTGTCCTATACAGAATGTTAGTTTTACTGTTCTAACAACATACCGGCATTGTAGCACAAACAAAAACGGACACAAAAAAGGGCAAGCCATTTTAGGATTTTAAGAGCCTTGCTTGCCACTAATAGTTTTATTATAACATAAAATTAAATATACATATCGTAATCTAATTCACTTATTACTAACGCATCTGAAAAATCATCAACTTTTTGTCTTTTTTCTGCATATTTTAATAATCTAATAATATTTTGTTTATATTTTTCTCCAATATTATCTAAACGAATTAAATTGCCTTGTCTATCTTCCCAATATGTATTTCTTTTTTGTTCTCTTGTTAATTCGCTTTCAAATACTTCTAACGAGTATGAAGCATCATAAATACTTAATATGTCAATTTCGGACATCTTTCAACCTCCCTGCACTATAAAACTGCTTATTTGCTCTTACGCATTTTATATATTCCTTTACTTTATCCACTTCCCAATCATACAGTTTAAAAGTATGGTTCTTTGCTTTTAATTCAGGTGGTAATTTCTTGCGTGCCATTATTTTTACCTCGTTTTAAATATGACAATCAATCATTGATAAATAATCCGTAGGTTTTAAACTATTAATTACTTCATAGAATTTTTCTCTATAAGCTTTTTCGCTATCACTTGTAGAATTTTTACAGCCAAACCAACCCATTCGACCTGCTTCTATCCATTCACCTTTATACAACAAAGCACAAGCAAATAATTCTGTTTGACATTTAATATATGTTTCTTTATCATCATATTGCTCGATATAATATTCTGGTTTCCAGAACGTATCAAATTTTTCATTTTCTTGTGCAGGTTTATTTTCTACTACAACTTCCCAAAATCTTTTAGCCTCTTCTACATCTTTTGGATTAAGAGTTAAATCAATATCTTTAAACTGTGCGTGGTCTGTATAGCCTTCTTTAACATCTTCCCAACCTGTTGCCCACGTTTTATCGCTTTCTTTAATAACTTCTCTACTTTCTTTAAGTTTAAATGAGCCACCCCATCTACCGCCTAATTGATACCAATCCCATTTACTATTAGGATTGTATGTACTTAATTTATTTCCGCTTTCGTCAAAATCTTCATCCTCTTCAATTTTTCTATAAGCGGAATAAATACTTTCATTATCATCCCAATTAACTTGCCCGTAATATTTTTCAAACCAATCATATATTCCACCTTTAGCAATTTCTTCATCATACCTTTTTTTTCTTTGTTTTAATCGTTCAATAATTTGTTCTTTTGTTTCTTCAACATACGGTTCTACTTCTAAATTTTCATCGAACGGTTCTAACGCTTTTTCATAATCTCCGTCTTCGGTAACAACTAATACTGTGTAATGACTCATTTTTATTCTCCTTTTGTTTTTACTCTAAAATTCTACAAAATAAAGTCTGTTGCAATTTCTTTTATTTCTGTATAGCACATTATTTTTTTAAGGTTTTCAACTTCTTTTTCTGCATTTTCCCTATCCTTAAATATTCCATAAATTTTTTCTGCCATAATACTACTGCCCTCATAAGAATTTGCGTACTCTTTTTTAATAACTAAATACATTTCATTCTCCTTTTGTTCTTACGTTTAAGATTTTATATTAAAACAGAATAAAAGTCAATACTTAATCCGTAATTAAATCATAATCAATACTGCTTTCGTCTAAAACTGCAGTAGAACGGCAATTCGGGTGCATAGGCGGGAAGTTTACCCCAATTTCTGCATCATCAATATTAAATACTTTGCCGTCTAAACCCTCAATGCCCTTTTTCTTATCACCGCCACAAATAGCAGATGTCCTATTATCTATCGTTGCATCAAAAATGTATTTCGTATATCCTAATTCTGCCTTTGCTTGCTTAAAACTTTCAAGCAATACTTCGCCGTCAACGTGTGCTGACTCCGTTCTTATCAATCTGAACGCATCATTAAAACTACTATTTGTAGCATCTTTCAAATCTCTTGCCATATCTTGCATTGATTTACCCTGCGGTATTCCCTCTTCAAGTATTTCCGTAACCTTTTTGCCAACTAAATCCCTATCTTTCCAAAGTCTTTCACTCCAATTCATATTGCCAACCCAATCGGATGACAATATTTTTTCTAACTTTCTGCTTGCAATCTTATCAAAAGCCACGTCTAAAGTCTTTTTAAACCTTAATGCCGTTGTTGCTTGTAATACTTTCGCAACATCTTTAAGAGTTTTATAAATCCCTGCTTCTTGTCCTCTTGTAGCCTCTGTTAATTGTATCTGCAAATCGGTCTGTAATGCTCTTAAACGGTCTATTCTATATTTTGGTATATCTTGCTTTGCTAACCGTTGTAACGTCTTGTCTTGAGGGTTCTGCTTTGCTTTCAAGCGTAATTTTGCTTTGTATTTCTGAAATTCTGCATAAGATAAACTTTCGGCATACTTGCCCTCATCACCGTATTTTTTATAGAACTCTTTTATTTGTTTTTCAACGCTATCAAGGTTCTTTTTTAACAGCTTTTTAAGGTTATCAACACCGTATTCAGCCGTTTTAATAACCTTAATTTTATCCTGCCTTGCTCGTTTATTCCAATATTCTTGTGATTTATTTTCTGCCATTTTGTAATCCTTCAAAAGTTGAAGTTCTTATTTTTACACTTTCAATGTAACTATTGCGGACTTTTTCATCATAAAACCCTGCAATATATGTAAAAACATCAAACCAAATCATTTTAGGTAAAATCCAAAACCATTTACTCATTGTTTGCATCCTCAATTACTGCATTGTTCTATATCATTTCTCTTTTCCCATATAAGATTTGATATTTTAGAAAACTCACCGTTGCACTCACCATAAAAAGAACAATCTTTATTACAATTATTCATACAATTACAATGTTTTTTACATTCATCCCATACAACACTTATTTCCATTAATGCTAATTTTAACTTTGAATACTTCGTCATAAGCAATAAATATTCAGGACAATATTTTGCTATTTCTTTTTCATAATAGTTTTGCGTCTGCCCGTTGTCGCTGTCGTTAAACATTATTCACCTCTCAATCTTTCTCCCAATCAATATGTTCAAATTCACTTGCTAAACAACCTATAAAGAAATCTCTTTTTTCTACTGGCATAGGAATTGTTTTAAAATCATCATTGCCATTATACTGTAAAACAGGATAATAATTATATATTTGTAACAATTCTTGTAATGCGTATAATAATGAACCCTTAATTTTATAATATTTGTCTTTATCAATCATATATGCCATTATTCCTTCTCCAAAAGTTCTTTGTTTTCGTATATATTGCCAATTACTTCATCATTTTCATCAGCATAACTATGATTATTTTCAAAGTATTTAAAACCACATTCTCTATCACTTGCACATTTATCTTTATTTTTATATTCAAAATCTGGTACTAAAATAAATCTATTTTTAAACCAAGTTATAATCCATTTACATCTAGTTCCCTTATCGAATATATCCCCCTCATAAATCAGTTTGCCGTTCTTGTCTTTTAAACCTGTGCATTGTAACACTCTATCAGGTTTAATCGTTACATATTCATCACTATTTGAATTTGAATTATCCTCAAAATGTTGCATAACCTGACTTATTTCAGGCTTTTCTAAATTTAATTGCTTTTGTACTGCATCAAGCAATCTGTCATAATCAATACCTATTTCATCGGAAAATAAATCAACATTTTCTAAATAAATTTGTGGTTCAAATTCTTCATAATTTTCAGGTGTATCTATATCATAATAACTTGATACAACAGCGTTAAATAAAAATCTATTATCCATAATTCACTCCTTTTGTTCTTACACATCAATTTTACAAAAATTAGGGGATAAAGTCAATACCTTTACCCCTCATTTTCTTCAATTACTGCATTGTTATTAAATCCGTATAAATCAGCGTTCTTTTCTGCTTGCTTGTCTAATTCTTCAATCTCTGCTTCAACATCCTCAACAAAAGGTATTTGTTTTAACAATGTTTTTGTTGATACTACATCTTTTAATGCCTGTACCATTTGCAACATACTTGAATTATCTGTCGGCAAGTTCTTACTAAATGTAATTACAATATTGTCTAATAAATCCACATTGCTTTCAAACTGATATTGCAATAAGTGTAATAAGATTTTCAAGCGTTGATACAATGCTTTTTCATATTTGGTTGTTTTTGTAATCCATAATTGGTTCATTCCCCAAAGTTTATACTGCATTGCTACGCCTGATTGATTGCCCCCAAATGCTTCGTCTGTCAAATCAGGTACTTGTGAAATTTGGAATATAAAGTTAAGCAAGTAATCAATTTGTTGCTTTGTAGCTTCAGGATTGATGTTTTTAATTATCCATTCCATTTTAGCACCAACAGGCAAATTAGCCGTTTTTAATTCGTTTATTGCTTCTATATTTTCTTTTGATAACGTTCCACCGCTTGCACATAATATTGCGTTTGCAATAGACTGTAAATCGTCTGTTGTATTAGATATTGCAAGGCTTAAACTATCTAATAAGTCTGTTATACATTGAATATCTGAAAACGCATCATCATTATTCAAGCATTGTATAATCGGGATAGCACCCATATTATGCGGTTCAACGCTTTCTAATACACTTACTGCACTTTGTAAACCGCTAAATATATACAAGTTTTCATTATCATACACATAAACCCTTGTTTTCTTTTGGTTTTTCTCTGTGTAGTCATACATATAAATAGCACATACAGGCGTTTCAAGTATTGTGTTGTCAATTACATAAAAGGTCTGTAACGGACTTAACCACTTAATCGCAATTCTGTCCTCAATCTTTTCGCTTCCTTGCTTTGCTAATACTAATTGATATGACAAGCCATAAGTTGCCATATCTCCGCCCTGCTGAAAGTCTATCTCATTATCATTACAATTTTTCAATATGTATTGTAATTTTTCTAATATTGCTTTTTCTTGCTCGTTATCAGTCGTATATTGAACAGGTACACCAAAAGTATATGCCGTTGATACATCAATGATGTATTTTGCCATATTTACATTAATTGAGTAATTTGGTCTTCCTTTTACTGCCCCCTGTTTTTCTATTACGTTCTCACCGTCATAATATTGTCCTAACTTGATACGGTTCGGCAATATGTCATTCTTAAAAGTTGTAATCCAATTTGAAACATTTGTAATGTTTATTTCTGTGCTATCCGCTTGTACTTGATATATCATTTTACAGTTTCTCCCTGTCAATAGTATAGAATAAACAAAAACGGACTTATAAACGCAAGCCCTTAATACTTGTTATTTCATTACCTACTAAATGACGGCATAAACTTGCTGCACTATCGGGAGCGTCATCGTGTTCCGCTTGCTCCGTGTAGTCTAATATTTGGTTCAAGTATTCGTTATCCGTTGTATCAAGCCATTTAATTTGTTTCCATATCCTGTATAAATGCGTTGAAATCTTTATGTATTTATTCATACTTTCAGGATAACTATATGTAGGTATTCCAAACTCGCTTAATTTATCCGCTAAATAGCCCTTATCTGCGTTGCGTTCACATAACCAAGTGCCTGCTCTGTATTCTTGTGCAAGAGCTAACATATCAGGAATACAATCATTAACGTGTTTATGATATAACTTGCCAAATGCAACTATACCCTCGCTTGTTTTCTTCATTATTGTAAATGCGGTGTAATCTTCACCACCATAAGCAGCATCAACGTGGCATAAGCCGTCATAAATGCTTGTAACATCATCTGTAAATTCAGGGTTTGTAAATAATGCGTTTTCATCTGCGATACATTTTAATTCATAGTTTGCAGCAAATAAACTCGGTGTCATACTTGCTCTAATTTGTTGTATCTGCTCTTTTGTCATCAAGCCGGTATCATAGCAAGTTAATATTGTTTGATTCGGCATTATTGATATTGCATCTTCTTTATGCCACTTTGTAGCGGTGTTTATAATTCTACCACCTCTATTTCTTACGTTCTGCAATTCCTGATAAACAATTTTTGTAAATTCTCTTTTAGCGGTATATAAGCGGTCATCTACGTTTACAATATCGTCTGTAAATATTAAATCATAGTGTTTACCTGTTATTGAGCCGTTAATACCTTTGCCTAATAACTGCGGTGTTCCTTTGTTTGATATATTCAGGTTTGTATCAATTATTGATTGCGTAAAGGTTTTAAGTTTTAAGTCCATTCCGTACAACTGAAATACTATTGCTTTGAGAATATCTGTTTGCAATATTGAGCCGATACGCTTAACAATTTCTGCAATATCGTCATCAGTTTTACGCATAAACATAATTGACTTATCGGGTTTAATAATCATCAATAACGCAATAGCAATAGATACAGAAACAGTTTTATAACTGCCCCTGTGTACTAATAGGGTTCTATCCTCTGTGCCAAACATAAAGGATTTAATCCATTCGTTGTGCATTGGTGTTAATAAATCAAATCCTACTAAATGCCCTATTTTATACGGTTCATTTTTGATTACTTCCAAAATATTCATTGATTCTGTTAAGACCTTGTTTTACAACTTCGCTACTGTCTAATTCAACCTTTTGTGTAGGCATTTCGCCTATTGTATCTCTGACAAATTGAGCAGCCTTTGTGTTGCCTTTTATTGCTTCCTTAATTTGTGCCGTCATCATAACTTCAAGCGTGTTTTTTGTTTCACCTTGCTTGTTTGTAATATTCTGTTGCAATAGGTAATCAAGCATTTCTTTCATTGTCTTTTTTTGCCGTCTTACTTCGCCTGATTTCTTGCCACCATTCGCACCACGTTTCCTTGCTTCGCTCTTGGTTCTAACGGGTTTTAAGTTTTCATTATTAGCCATACTTCACCTTTTTAACCTTATTCTTTACAGCACAAAAACTCCGATTTGGCAGTAACTCTGCAATCTGTCGGAGGTTTAACCTGTTGTAATTCTTGTAAACTATTTCTAATTCCTGACTTGTCCATTCAGGTTTATGGTTTCTGATAAAATCCATTATCGTATCAAATAAGCAAAAGTAAAAGGTTTAAATCTTTGACCGAACTTTTTAGCAATCTCTTTCCCTTTGGTATTCATTTCCGCTATTATTGGCTCTGCCTCTGCTTTTGCTTCGTAATAGTCAATAATACCAACTTGCATTTTGAATTTAATATCGTTTATAAGTTCTCTGTATCTTTTGTTCATATAAACACTTTAACCGATATTAATTATTCTGTAAAGTCCTTTATATCCTCAATATTAAGTTCTTTTACTTCTACATCTCCTAATCTTTTTGCTGCTTGTTTTCCATCACCTTTTACAAATACTAATACATTTTGATGTACTTTTACGACTTTTCGACCTGATTGAAAAGTTTTATTTGCTCTCAACATAGCCGTTCCAAGCATAGTTTCTAATATTATTTCATTGTAATAATTAAATCCTGCATTAAGAAAACATTTTATTGTATCACCAACAAAGTTATAATAATTGCCCTTTTTGTTTCTTACTTCACCTATTACCCATACAACAAATGTATTTTGTTTTAACTTATCGTATAATTTTTTAATTATGCTCTGATAAGTTTCAATAAACTTGTCATAAGGCATATTGCTTAAATCGTCTTTATCATCACTATAAACCTCTAAATCTGCATAAGGCGGACAACTTAAACACATATCAAATTTGTTGTTTTCAACTGTATCAAGTGTCTTATTACTATCGCCTATTTTCCAAGTAGGAATATTGTTTGTGCATATTTCTTCGGCATTTTCTATATTTGCCTTTACTTGTTCCTCTCTTAACTCCAGACCTAAATAATTACGTTGTAACTCACTTGCTACAATACCCCTTACGCTACCACCGGCAAAAGGGTCAATAATAAAATCATTTTCTTTACTAAACCAAGTATATGCAACCTCGCAAAGTACAGGGTCAAATATTGATGTTTCTGCCGTTACGCTATTTTTAATCATATTATCAGTAGCGTTATCTCTCATTCGTTGCAATTTGCCTATTGCATCATAAAATTTTCCTCTGCCTATTTCGGATTTAATTCCTTTTTGTAGCCACGCCTTTTTTCTTGCTTGCCACTCACCTAATTTGGCATTTAAAACTGAAAATGGAGAAGTTATAAACTTATCGTTCAATGATACCCCCCCCTCGTGGTTTTGTATTTCTTCCTCTATTGCAAAATCAACATCTAACCCCCAGTCCTCTAATTCTTCGGTGTCAAAATCTGCTTCTAACTTTTCAAAATCCCATTCACCTGCCGTATTTGCATTTAACCTGATAACAATTTCTTGACATTCTTTGTCATTCAATAATCTATCAGGCACTTTTACATCAACTTCTTTATATCCTAATTGCTTCATAACGGTTAATCTTGCGTGTCCGCCTAATACTGTATTGTCTTTGTTAATTGTTATTATATTAGCATCTCCGCAATTCTCTAATGACTTTTTAAGGTCTTTTAACCCTTTATCCGTAAACTTTCTAGGGTTCTTTTCATACCCTTTTAATTCGTCAATGTTACGCTTCTCTATTTGCCATTTAATTGCCATAACGCCTCCTTAATTGAAAGACCTTTACGCAATAAGCGTAAAAGCCTTATATGTATTATAACTCTTATTTTAATCGGTAAATTATCAGTTCCCTTAATACTTGCACTAACATTTACAAACTTTTGCCCTTTGTATGTCTTACCCTGATATGTGTAATCCTCTTTTGTGTAAACATCTCTTGAAACAATCAAGCCGTCTTGCTCATAAAATGTATTAAACGGATTAGCACCGATTTGATTATAAATTAACTTGTATATTTTTGCAAGTGTAGGATATCTGAATATATGGTTTTCATCGCTATCCCTTAATTTGTTGTCGTTCTCATCACGTTTATAACAAAGTTCAAGTATCTCATCCTGCTTTGCTTTAAGTGTATCAAGTGTCCTGTTCTTCCCCTCGTCTGTTTCAAGCCATATCTTTAATAGCTTTGTAAACTTTTCTCTGTCATACTGATAAATTGTATAAAACTTAATGTATGTAGGTATTTCATAACGGATGCGTGTATTTTCCTCAACCACTACCGGTTCAGGAGTTTCAAAATACTCTTCCCCAATATTTAAACTTAATTGCACCATACATTTATCATAATGGACTAATTCAAAACTTTTGTCAATACATATTACAAAAATTTATTAAGTCAAATCCAAATTTTATTATAATTTTTATATGAAACGTATAATTATTCATTGGACAGCAGGGGTATATAATCCAAATCAAACTGATTTTGAACATTATCATTATTTAATAACAGCAGACGGTTTGGTTATTAAGGGTAAATATGAGCCAAAAGACAATGAAAATTGTCAAGACGGCAAATATGCACAGCATACAGGCGGCGGCAATACAGGCTCAATCGGAATTGCTATGTGTGGAATGTTTGTTCCAAAAAACACACCACTACAAATGACAAAATATCCTTTAACAAAAATACAATGTGAAAAATGTTTTGATTTAATTGCAAAACTTGCAAAAGAATATAAAATTACAATTAATTATGATAGTGTAATGACACATTATGAATTTGGTTTAAAACATCCTAATTCATCAAGTGCAGGCAAAATTGATATAACTTGGCTTCCTGCATATCCACATTTAAAAGCAAATGAAATAGGTGATTTTATAAGAAATAAAGCAAAATGGTATTATACAAAATAAATTGTTTTCAGACTTCTTCTATTATATTTTGACATATAAATTACTCTTTTTGTTCAAAAAGCCTCAAATAAGAGGCTTTTCTTTTTTATTTAAATTCAAATAAATGTTCTTCATCCTTTTTAAATTTATATATTTCTCTCCGTCTTTTTTTTGCACATTCCTTACAATAATCAAATACGCCTTTGTATTTTAACGGATTTTTATAAAATTCTGTTAATAACTTAACCTCTCCGCATCTTTTACATTGTTTATAATCAGGATGATATTTTAACTTATTATCTGCATACTTTTTATGCTCTTTTTCTTCCAAATCTAAAACAAGCATAACTGCATCCACATATTTGTTTATAACATTATTTCTGTAATACTCTATTTCTTCTTCTTTAATCATTTTGTACCTCTGCCAATACTTTTTCAATCATTTGTAACGCATCATCTTTAATACCTAAATAAATTTTTAAATCCCTTATTTCAATAAGGCAATTTCTGTATTTGTTTACTACATCTTCCGAATACCAAACCTTTTTATTGCCTTTGTAGTCAGTTGTTATCCATTTCATCTATTCAACCTCCTGTATGTCCAACATATCTAATATATCACAAGCTGTGGTATCACATTTTAAGTTTTGGTCTAAACAATACCCTACAATCTGCTTTAATACACAGTCGGTACAGTCTTGGCAACATGTTAATTCTCTTACTTTATGATTATTACAAGTTTGAGTTTTTTGCTCGTTACCTTTAATTGCTATTCCTTTTACAAAACAAGGGCAATTTTTTATAATGTATTTATGTTTGCTCATTTAACACCTCATTCAATTCTTCATCATCACCTTCTACCTCTCGCAATCCGTCATAATAGCCACGGTATACAATACCTTTCAAATAATTAAAAGATTGCTTTTGTTGTTCTTCGGTTATTTCTTCTTTATCCATTATTCTAAAATTCCTTTCACTTGTTGCTGCTGTTCTTTTGTAAACTCTTGCCAAAGTCTATTAACTAATTTTGCAAGTTTATTTTCAAAATTTAATGAATAATCTAATGTTTTATCAAGACTTTTTAAATTTATCCACCATATAGAAGATATAAAGAACTCAATTAGCTTTAGCTGTTTCTCTGCGGTGAATGGTGGGTATCTTTTAATAGATTTATCTTTTTTACAAGTATCACAATTTTTCCCTCTACAGTCATTTTCTTTCCATATGTCTATTCCTAATTCTGAATAATAGTCATAACAACCTTTAATAATTTCCTTTTCGATATTAGCATTCTCATACAATTTAGTTATTTCGCTCATTGGTTATCCTCCTGTAATAGACTTATATTTCTTATATCATCATTTGCATTCCAACACGCAAACCATCTTTTAGCATTATGAGTTAGTTTTCTTAAATCACCTTTTAACCTTAAAGGTTTATTATCAACCACAATTCGCATTTTTTTGTTTTCAACCTGTTGTACCTGATTACTAAAATGCACTATGCAATTCAAAAGATTTGTAGATATTTCTTTGCCTTTTATGTGCAAAATAATCTCATCTGCATCTTCACTTCTCATTGGTTTACTCCTTTATAAGTTCAAATTCTATATCATAAACATCTTTATCAATTTTTAAATCTGTATTTTTGCCGTTGATTACAGATATATTTTTTATTCTTGCTTTTAGTCTTTTATTTTTGTCATCTCTTTTTGCATAACCACATACAAAAACACATTTTTCATCTAATTCATCTATACATTTACCCATACGGTTAATATCACGAAACCAACCGTATAGCTCATAAAAAAATATATTTTCTGATAAGTTCTCAAATCTTTTCTTCCAATACGGCTTAACTTCTCTATACTCGTGCGTTTTCTCGCCACTCTTGATTTTGTCAAACCATTCTTTCTTCAGGTTGAATGTTAGCATCCTACCCCTCACTTTCCGCTTGTAGCCATTGTTTCCAACATTCAGAACAATGATATTCCTCACAATCAAATTGGCATTTTTTTTCATTTTCGTAAAAATTTTCTGGATTTAAATAAGCAATCTCGTTTATTTCAAATTTAAAAAACTCTGCCATTTCATCAAGTGTCATATTTTTTATCTTTTCAAAATTGTTCATTCTTCCTCCGCTTTGGTTATCGTTACTAAGATTTGTTTTGCAAAATTTGCCATATCTTTATTTGTATAATTTGTTAAACAATAAGCATTTTCCGCAATCTTTTTTATCTCTTGCAAGGTCTGTTTAAGTTTTGTTTTATCTTTTTGATATCCATTTGCTATATTTGCCCAAGATAATGCTTCTTTTCTAAACTTTTCGGAAAGATTATCTCTTATTTCTATTTCTTCTTTCAGACTTGCGTTCTCTTGCTCTAAGCGTTTGAGTTGCTTGTAGTAGCAATTTGAATAATACTCACATCTTAAATCTTGCTCTGTTAAGCATTGATATCTATTGGGTATTGTTTTAATTAACTCTTTACAAATATTGCAATGTTTCCATTCGTCTAAATGTACGCACCCACTTATATCAATCCCATCAATAATTATTTTATCTGTCATTATTCACACTCCTCCCCACACCAAGCGCAATCGATACCATTATAAGGGCATTCGCTGCGTTTTATTGATATATTTTCTTCTTCTTTACGTTCTTGGTCAATGCATTGTTGCCAAAATATATCACAAGATATTTTTTCTTCTATAGTTTCTCTATCCATTATTTAATCCCCCCCACAAATTCAATAAAATCTCTTAAAAGTTTTTCCAAGTCATCTAAGCCTGTACCCCATATAGCTGTTTCTTCGCCCATACTATAACCGTTTTCATCTTCGCTTCTGACTTCTAAAACATCTGTATAATCGTTTATGCAATCAAATTTATATGCAAACTCATTTAGCTTTACTTTTAATTTGTTCAAAGTTTCCTGCAAACTGTCATTTTGTGCTTTTAATCCATCATTTTGAGCCTTAATCAACTCTATTTCGTTCAATTCATCTACACTTAACATTTCAACCTCCTGTATATCTTCTTTGTAGTTACCGTCTTTGTCCCAAAATCCCATATCAGTTTTCATAATTACCACCTTTCCAAATATATTTTTTCCATTGTACTGTTTCTTTTTTGCCGTCTATCTCAACCTTTTTACTTTGCCATTCATCTGTAATTGCATCATAACCGTGTTTTTGTCTAAGACATTGAATTATTTTTTGTGGATTGGTTGAATAATATCTTTGGCAAATTTCCAAATTTGTTATACTACCGTTCTGCATCAAATCCTTTTCAACTGCTAAAATTTTACTCATCATTTCCCCCTTTTGTTCTAAATTTAATGTCCTCATCTATTTGCTCTATTGTTCTTACATTTTGCCAATGATTAGGTACTACTGTAAACTCGTATTCATAACCGTTTAACACTCTTTTAATTGTTTCACCCTCTCTGCCTGAATAACTTTCCTCAACTATTATGCCAAATTCTAAATTATCTATTATTTCAGGCAATGAGGGAAATGTTTTATATTTGTAATTCTGCAAAATATGACTAAATACTTTATCAAAATTGTATTTTATTTTCTTTTCCTGACTTCTTGCAAGAATAGCGTTTGCATATTCGTTCATTCTTTCTTGAAAAATATCTTGTTTTTCATTACTTGGATAAAATTTATTTAATTTTGTAATAAATTCATAAACACTTAACATATTGGTCTGCCCTCCGCTATTGCTTTTGCTTCTAATTCTTCTATTATTTTTGTTTGCCTGTCTAACATATCTTCTTCAGGCTCTTTGTATTTATTTGCCCAAGTTATTGCTTTTTGCTTCCAATTAACAGGTAATCCACTCTTATCACACCAATTAGATGCTTCATAATATGCTATAAAATTATCTACATCTATTTTTTTGCATAGAGAATGAACATAATCTAAAATTTCTTTTTTGGTTGGTATATTATTAGGTTTATCTGTTGGCTTATTACCTTTTTTACCTGAACCTGTTCTTTTACCTCCCCAATTCTTACTGTAAATTTTACAACCTAATGTTTTATTTAATAAGTTTAATACACTAATACTTAATTTAGATAAAGATATAGATTTAGATATAGATATATATGTGTTTTCAAGTTGATTTTCAAGTTGATTATCATCTTGATTTTCAAGTTGATTACTTGTTCTGCTAAAAGCCTTTAATAACGCAAGATATATAACATTTCCTCTCTCATTTAAAGGTAATTGATTTAATAACTCTAATTGCTCTAAAAATATATTACAAGATGTATTTTTTTCATCTTGGTTTTCAACTTGATATTCATCTTGATTACTCATTTCTCTACTTTCTCCTTTAAAAGAAAAAGGACTTAATACATTTTATTGCATCAAGTCCTTTTAATAAGATACCCCCGCTGCGAATACATATAAAACGGAGGTATCTTACTTGATAAATCTATTTTGTATTCGCATAATTATTCTATATTAAAAGAACTTTTTTGTCAACAACTAAAAAGGGATTTCATCATCTGCAAATTGCACCACATTATCATCATCTTTCAAGTTGTTTTGTTCCGTTCCGTAAGTGTCAATTACTGCATAAGGCTTACCCTCTTTGTTTTCAAAGATTGTAAAATTTACATAACCTTTGTCATTCATTAAATTGTTTTCGCAAAACACATCAATATTAACACCGCATTTTAAAAATGTTCCGTATTTACCCTGCTTTTTGCTTACACTAAAGCCTTTTACAAACTGTTTGTCTGCCATTATTTATTCTCCTTTGCTTCAAGTTTCTTGTACATCTTTGCGTATTCAGTCTTAAATCCCTGAACATCTTTTACTTTGTCTTTGTAACTATCCTTGTATTTTACCAAATTTGCAAGCGTATCACACGCTTTTAACCCCTCGATTATATCCAAGTCGGGATTTACTTCCGGTTCTTTTTTAATAACCTTTGAACCTAATTTGTAAACCATATTCCCCTTATCATCAACTATGACTAATTTGTTTATTTCCCCTTTATCTGAATAGCCAATCTCTGTAACTCTATATTTTACATAAGGATTTGCTAAATTATATTTGCCATTCTGATTTTTTATTGTTTCGCATTGTACAAATATAAACGGTGCTGTATAAAGTTCAACTCCTATGCCCCATTTAAACCCTGCACGCTTAAAACAATCGCTTGCTTGTCCTTTTTCAGCTTCGGTATTGCTTTCAGTTCCGCAATCCCATTTCCAAACCCATTCAAAATTTCCATTATCGCCTGATATAAGAACACCAATGCCACCGTACATTTTACCGTCAATAACTTTGAAATCATTTTGCCAACCGCAAGCGGTGTACATTTCATCAAGTATTGCTCTGTCAACTCTTGCAGTCTTATAAAGCAATAAACTGCAACCTTTGGCAGTTACTTGTGCAACTCTACACTCAATTTCATCTGCATTTAATTTTCTCATTCTTCTGCACTCCTTTTGTTCATTTCATTTTTAATTGCTTTAATATACTTTCCTATTTGCATTTCAATAGCGTCAAAGTACCACGTCATTAATTCTACATCTGTTAAATCACTTAATCTGTTTAAATCCACTTTAGCCTCCAAATTTACATAAAGGATGATTATTCATTACTTCTTCATCTAACTCATTAAACTTTATAAAAGCTGGCTTTTCCCATTCCTCTTTTGTGTATGCTCTGCACCAGTTAAACATTCCCTCACCCCAAATAAGATTTGTTTCAGCCCATTCAGCATAAGCCTCAAATTGTGCTTCGTCAAAGTCCATTTGTCTATCTCCTTTCTATAACATTTTTCATAAAGTATTCTACATTTTTCGACAGTCAAATAATGTACTACTGTTTGTGTAAAATCGTTGTACTGTAACCAAAAATTTACTATTTCACTTGCCTCATCAGGATATTCCTGAAAAGCCTCAAGTACCCTTTGTGGTGTATGTTCTTTTGTATATATCTGCTGTGCAAGCAATATATATGCCCTTTTTTGTTCATCTGTTAACATTTTAACCCCCTAAAATTATTGCTCCTGCTAATAAAAAATAAACTGCACTAAATAGTAATAAACCTTGCAGCCACATTTTTAAAGTTAATTTGTACATAATAACCTCTCTTTCTTTAATCTCTCTAGGATACCCTGCAAGTTTCCTTACAGGGCAAAGTGGAAAGATTATCCTAGCATTTTTAATATGTGCCGTCATAGCAAGCCTATTCCTTGCGGGCAAGTCGTTTACTACGCCACGACTACGGCTCATCTTTAAGAAAAAGGGTGCATTTATGTCACATATATGTTGGATTTAATATTGGATGAGGAATACGCACCCTAGAAAGTCTTATGGCAACCCTGCAACGAACAAATGACGTTCTGACTACTAGCCTGACGTAGCCTGCAGGGCTGATTAAAACTTTCTTCCATTATATTAAATTGTCAAAGTACCAAATTGTTTTTTGCCTATTTTTTCAAAAACTTTATTATTAACTCATTTAATAATTCTGTCATTGATTTGTTTAATTTTACCGATTTTATTTTAAACTCTTTTTTTAACTCTGTATCAGCAAAATTAAATAAAAATTTTGTGTTTTCCTTTTCCATTGCTTCTCCTATCTACATATATAAATATATAAAAATAATAAATATATGTCAATACCTTTTACAAAAATATCATACAAAAGTATTACTTTATTGATATAACTATGTTTCAGCCACTTAATAAAACTTAAAAAAAGAGAGAGATTGCTCTCTCTCATTCGTACTTTGACCTTCATAATGTGAATAATATCTAAGGTGGATTTAACTATGTTTAATAGCATTTCCTATGAGGATGTCTAACTTCCGGTTAATATCAGAAAATAATGTGTCAACGCTTGTATGCTTTGACGTACACTCTTTGCAAGTAACATAATCCTTTTGAATATCGTTTAATGTGTTTTCAATCTTTTGTAATTCGGGTTTAAGTGCTTCTTTTGCTTCGTTTTTCATAATTAACCTCATAATGTAACTACCTAAACCCCCTCCCGTTACACTCGATATTAATGTTATTATGATTGTATGTATATCATAATTCACCGTTCTGTATTCTCCTAATCTCGTCTAAATCCTTTTGTATAACTAATAACTTTTTATTAATCTCGTGGATTTCCTGATTGTTTTCAATGTTCTGTTCTCTTTCCGGTAGTAACATATATTCTTTTTGTACTAATGGAAATTTTTGTATTAAATCCTGCGTAATATCAGTATCACAATCCTTTGCGTGTATATCCTTTTTTATAAAAGCATTTATATTAAACCCGCTATGAAATAAAAAAACTGCTATACATAAAAATATAAATAATCCAATCCAAGCAAAATTTAATGTTAACATTATTTCCTTTCTTCTAATTTTACGTCAGGTTGAGTAAAATCAAATATTCCTTTTATTTTGAACGGTTTACCCTCAAACATTATATCTTTTTCAAAAATAGTAGTATCTCTAAAGTCAAATTTTATTTTTATCTTTTTACTACTACTTTTTGAACTGCTTTTTGATGTAGTCCGTTTCATAGTTACATAATACTATAAAAAAATATTGGCATTAAGAATTGCCTATTTTAATGATTTTAATTTTGTATTTAATCGAATAATACAACTAGGGCAATAAACATTACAATTTTTTGTCCATATCCATTCTTTTTTGGCTTTTTCTATGCTCATTGTATGTCCGCATTCATTGCATTTAATTTCTGTCATATTAAACCTCCATTATCCTTACTTTTACATAATCAGTATCCGAGTAATACTTGGCAACAGATAATTCAACTATCTGTTTATCATCAGGGTATACAATGCCGTTTAAGGCATCGAGGACTCCTTTTGCGACATTATCACAATCAGGCTTTACAAGTGGTCTTATTTCGCCTGCTATTGCCCTCTGCTTTTTTATTTTGCTAAAACTTTGAGGCATTTTTATATAAACCTCAATTTCTGCCCTTAACGGTTTTTCAAAAAACATACTCGGCAACCATTTCGGATATTTTGCATAAAAGGAATATTGTATATCCCTTGCATACTGCTTTACATCTCGAGGGGTATATTTAAACCCCTGCCGTGTGTATCTGAATGATTGCTTTGGCTTTACTTTACCGTCTATTGTAAATTCTATTTGCATCTTGCTTTCAATTCCTTTAACACTTTGTCTAATAATTCAATCCATTCAGGGCGTACACGCCTATGATAATTTACTGTAGGCGGTTTTGTACTGCCTTTTGGTCTGCCAGCTTTTGCCATTTATTTATTCTCCTATATCTCTTAACTGCTGCAATAATACTGTTTTGCCGTTTGGTTTTTCCAATACACAACCTTGTAAGATACCATATTCACATTTATAACCGATTGCATTTGCTTTTGCTTTGCACTCCATTTTGTCAAATTGATATGCACCAAATATTATTAGCGAAAAAATAATTATAACACCTAATAAAAGTCCTGCTAAATCTCTATCCATTTTTGACCGCCTTTCTTAATCATTTAATGTCCTTAATAAATATGCAATAGCTTCAAGTGCTTTTGTGTATTTTTAGCACATTCTTCTATATCTTCATACATTTGTTTTATTGCTATATTTTTACTATAATCAAATTTTGGTAATTCTTTACTTAAATCATAATTATAAATTTCTCCCATAGATATTACTTCGGCATCATCTGTAAATAATAATGCTTGATAATCTGAATTTTCATCATCTAAATAACACCAATAATGTAAACAAAATTGCATTCTATAAAATCCAAAAATGGTATTTAAAATTTTTTTTAAATTATCAAAATCTTTAAAATTAAATTGAAAAATATCTCCATTTTCGTGCTCGAGTTTTATATATGGTTCTTTTAGATTTATGCTATTTTTTTGGAATGTCTTCATCTTTAACTCCTTCTAACATATACTTGCGTATTCTTTCTTGATATTCGTCTTCGGTTTCATTCGGTTTTTGTTCACTACCTAAACACATTAATAGTCTTAAAAATAAATCATCATTATCTTCCATTTTTATCCTCACTTTCTTTTATCGTTCTTACACTATTTATTATACAACTTCTATAATTTTTTGCAACCATTTAATTATAAAATCATACAAAAGTTTTACATTTCTTAATAATTATTTGCAACCAAAAAACAAGGCAACCTATTGGCTACCTTGTCGGGAGTATCGGGAGGAGGGTTTACTCGTTTTCTTTAAAATACTTTATTCGTTTTTTTGCGTTTTTGTATGCTCTTTCGCTTGCATCACCCATATAATCGTTATCTTCTAAATAGTTTTTAGACATTTTAACATAATATATAGGCTCGGTGAATATATCGCAATAATCACTCCATAACATATTCATAACGTAAGCGAAATCAAGTTCATAGTAGTCTTTAGTATCAAAATCAATGCCTGATACTGCTTTTATATCCTCAACACTCCATTTTGCGCCTTTACCCTTGCCGTTTGCCCATTCTAACAGGCTAACAGCTTCGTCATAGAAATCTCGGCTTGTTATGTGGCATCCGTATTCAGTCTTAAAAATATAATCCCTAAACTGTTCGGGCATATCCTCACGCCACTCATCAATAACTTCTTGAGGGTATTTTGGATTTTCCGCAACACGTTTATTGTATATTTCTATTGCTTTTTCTAAATCGTTCATTTTAACCTCTTTAATTCGTTTAGTATCTCTTTTTGCATATTTAAAATCTGTTCTAAATATGCTTTATTTTGATGTTGTAATTCTTCCATCAAATCATCATTATTTGCCTGCTCTAATAACTCTTGATAACTTGCAATTTGTACCAAATTGGCAAATGTATTCAGATTTTCAAGCATAGCAAGGAGTTCTTAAAATTACATAACTGTCGGCTGCCGTTGTTGTAGCACCGCCCATAACAAACCTGCCGTAAGTTCTGCCGTAAGGCACTACATTACTCAATAACGGTTGTCCTAATGAGTTCTTTATCGGAATTGCAGCCACTCCGTTTATTGTTGTTGTCAATGGTAACGGGTCGCCCGTAACAGCCGGTGATATTGCTCTGCAAACAACAAGGTTAAATATTTCTTTATCACCTATATTTGCGGTATTGGTTAATTGTAAATCTAATGCCGTTCCTGTGTTTGTTACTGTTTCAACTTTGTGATTTATATTAAAACATCTGCACATTGTTTTTCCTCTTTCTTATTTCAAAAGGCAAAAGGGGATTTTAACCCCCTTATGCCCAAATACTAACTACGCATACATCCCGCAACCGCAAAAGGGATTTGCCCCTGCGGTATAGGTTGAAGCACTTGGATAACGTACTACCCCTGAAACTGCGTTTTGCAATTCAAGCTGATTTACTCTACCTTGTAAAGCATCAATTTTGTTTTGTGCAATTGCATCAAGGATTTTCTGCGTTTGTCCGATAGTTACTGCATTGATGTCGTTAGTATTTTTGAGTGCATCATAACGGTTCTGTGCTGCTGTTTCAGATATCAGCATCTTGGTATCACAGCAACAAGCGTTTTGGTTAGCCAAAACCTGTGCTATTTGTCCTGATACACCGTAAATATCTCTTGCTAATTCACCGTATTTGTCTTGGATGACATTTAATGAATCGTGAAAAGATTGATTTGTCGCTGCAACTGATTGAGCTGTACCGTTTGTTACAGCACTTAGTATTTCTCTTTGGTTTCCGATAGTGTTTTGGTTATCAAAACCTCTTTGTACATCGTTTTGTGTTGCTAAATTCTGATAGCCGATAGCGTTTGCAAATCCTGCATTACCAAAACCGCCAAAACCACCGCCCCACATTAGGGCTAAAATTGCGAATAGCCATAAGCCACCGCCGGAAGTGAAATCATCTGTCATTTTGTTTTCTCCTTATATTTTTATTCCGTACTGCGACATAAATTGAGTTAAATCAACGCCCTTGCTTTGTGCTACGTTCATTGCATACTGTTTTAATTCCGCTTCACTTTTTCCTTTTAAGCTGTCATATAATTGTTTTGCTTGCGGATTTCTGTTAATCGTATTTTGTATAAACATTTTCATCATTGGGTTATTTTGCATTTTTAACCCCCTTTATGTCATCATTTTTATTCAGCTTTTTAATTGCTTCCTGTAAGCCGTCTATTTTGCCGTAAATCGCACTTAATTCTTCTTTGTATAAATCTCTATTGTTTTCTTCTTTACTTTCGTTTACGGGCGTGCTAGACGGTTCAGATTTAATAAATTTTTGTGTCGTTGTTAATCCTGTTCTGAAATCAAACTGTCTAACAAAAATCTCATTTGTTGCCTGATTGTGAAAATAAGTAGGCATACCGTTAAAATCAACGGTGTAATTGTTCATTTCCGCTTCATTTGCAATCGGCAAAGCTTTATAAAACATAGGGCGTGCAAATTGCGGTTGTTGTAAATAATTTTGCATAAAAAAATCCTCCTATGAATAAATCATAAGAGGAAATGTAAGAACAAAACTATAGAGTTATATCTCAAAACTCTGGAGTTTATTATATTTTTGTATGATGAAATTTACTTTTATTAACGCCTGAATTTGCTTAACGTGATATGTAGCCTCACTAATATTAAGTTTAGCACAAGTATTAAAAACCATTCTATGCTCAATATATGCGTATGTCAATAACCAATATTCTAACTCTGTTAATTCAGCTTCATCAAATATCTTTTTTAATGTCTGTTTATCTAACTGTTTTAAATATTGCTTTAAGGTTAATGCCATTTATATTTTCCACTCTTTGCAATTAAACGTTGCCTGAAAAGCCTGTACTGCACCAGACATAATATTTGATTTTACCGTTTTTGTTCCGTAAGTCTTTAACAAATCTCTGAATATTAAAGATGTCAGCCGTCTGTATTCTGCAACGGTTATTTGCTCTCTCAATAAGTTTTTATAAATGTATTCTTTATATTCCAAAATAAAATCATGAACCATTGACGGTACTTTAAATTCAGGATTGTCTTTTGAACCTACAAAAAACCATAATATGCTTGGTATGTCTGCCCCGTTCCATACGTAATCAGCAGGAATTGTGAAAGAAAAAGTCCTTACAGTTGTAACCACGTTACATATAACATCAATATCTAACTTATACGGATATTTTTTCTTGTCTTTGTCTAAAGTTGTTTTCTTGCCCTCTTTGTCTGTAATAACAACTTTTTCATCACCTAGTTTTAAAAGTCTGTCGTGATAAAGAGGCTCAATATTAAATGTTACTGCTAAAACTTTTTCTTTCATATCCGTACTCCCTTTTTTCGTAAATAGGGGGATTTCTCCCCCAAATTTGAACTGTACCTATATCCAAACGGTCAAAGGAATCATCCTTTAAGCTTTACACGATACAGCGAGTAAATTGTTAGGAATAACTCCTAACGTGGTGGAACCGCTGCAGCAGCTCCTATAACCTTATTATAACCTTTATCCCTATTTTACTTCTGCTGATTATCGGCAATATCCTTAATCTTGCCGTTGATTTGAACATTGATAGTAAAAAAGGTGAAATGGTTTTGTATCTTTTGTTTGTTGTCTTTTTCAGGTTGTTTCTGCAGGTTAGCCGTAAAATATGCCTGATTGTTTTCCACCGTTTGTTGTGGTTCCTGTGCCATTGTCGGTAGTGCCATTGTTAGAATGGCTAAAATAATTAATCTTTTCATTTTGCTTTACTCCTTATTACTTTTTTTATTCCATCTTGCATATATTTTAGCTTAGACCATATCCACCGTAAAGTTTTACTATTACTAACATACTGTAATTTTTGACCGTACTTTTTTGCATCATATATTTCTATTCTATAGTCTTTATACTCTCCCCACATATAATTACCGTATGGTGTCTTTTTATATCCTTTTAATATACCAAAACTAGGTTGAGGTTTAATTGCTTGTATTCTCATATTTCTCCTTTATCTTATGGCTCACTCCCTACTGCGTAGATAAATCTGAAATATACTAACGTTGATGCAGCATTATAACCAACCTCTACTCTTGAGCCTTTCTTTACAGGTAATATTGCGGTTAGATTTATTTGATTTGGCGACCCGCTAACCGATTGTGACCTCATGCCATTATCTAAATTGGTTAAAGATATATATTCGTATTGATTTCCTCGTTTTTGAAAAAAATAATATCCATTTGCGGGTGCTATATATTGAGTACCACTATTACCTAAAGTCAAATCTGTATACACATCACTCGGAAAACTCCACCCCCCCCCCCTACTGCTGTACCTGTATTGCTTGCATTGAGGTTATCCCTATCCATTTTATTATTCAATGCTTCTGATATTGCACCTACGTTAATATCTTCGCTCATTATAAGTTCTCCATTTCTTCTATATTATCATTATCCGTATCACTATCGCTATCATCATCTATTGGTTCAGGCTCTGGAGTTGGTTCTACCTTTTCGGGCAACTTTTTATTTTCAAATAAATAATCCATATCGTCTGAGGTATATCCTAATAAATTCCTTATAGTCCAAACATCTCATCTACGTCAGCAGGTGTTAAACCAAACTGACCGCATAATTCGTCAAGTAGTGGGTTTGCTCTCACAATCGTAGTTGCAAAGTTAAGTTCTGCCCAAACTTGAGGATTGGCATTAAGTTCTTCTATTTGTGCTTTTGTTATACCTTTTCCCATAAGTTTGAGGATAAATTCCCGAGGCGTCATATTAGCCTGAAGCCTTTTAAATTGTTCTTCTGTAATTTCAGACCAATCTTCAGGACTTTCGCCTTCCCTTAGCAAGACTGAATGAGTAAAGTCTTTGCCGTTTGTTAATACCATACCTGCTTCTGCTGTTAATTTTGTTAAAGTTGTTGTTATCATTTATTAATCCTTTCTATAAATCAAAGTAAATTGTTACGTTGCCTGCTCCTCTACCCCATGCTTTTGAATACCCCGGACTTGCTTCTATTGCTGCTTGATTTGCTGCCGCAAAGTGTAATTCAGTTAGAGCTGAGCAGTTATAGAACACGTTTTTACAAGCGTTCTGATTTGTGGTACTTGCGCCGCTGCCATAGGTTATTGTGTCAAGTTTAGGGAAATACATTTTTTTTACTGTGTTATTATTTGCAAAAGTACCGTAATTTGACGACATTCCACCTGTGCAATAGATTTTTTCAAGTTTAGGGAATGTTATAGAAGTTAGGTTGGTACAACCATAGAAACAATACGTAAACTGTGCGTAGTTAGCTGACGAACTATTTTCTCCGATTGTTTCAAGATTGGTGAATAATACGCTTGTTAACCCTGTACAAAAGCGGAAAGCATTGTACATTGCATTAGTGCCGCTCACCGTAGTCAAACTGCTTAAATCTACGCTTGTTAACCCTGTACAATTGTAGAAAGCACTGTACATTGCATAAGTGCCGCTCACCGTAGTCAAACTGCTTAAATCTACGCTTGTTAACCCTGTACAATTGTAGAAAGCAACGTTCATTGCATTAGAACCGTTCACCGTAGTCAAACTGCTTAAATCTACGCTTGTTAACTCTGTACAATTGTAGAAAGCATTGTACATTGCATAAGAACCGCTCACCGTAGTCAAACTGCTTAAATCTACGCTTGTTAACCCTGTACAATTGTAGAAAGTATAGTACATTGCATTAGTGCCGATATCGGTAGCATTACTTGGCAGACTAAAAGTAAAATCCTGCGTAGGCATTTGGAATACTCCGGACGATGAGATTTCTCTTGTTATACCTACACCACTACCGCCACTTATACTATTAATTGTTGTAGCCAAATTTGCACTATTTTGTGTTGCGGGCATTGTGGCACCTTTGCTGTCACAAGCAGTATAAGCACTAGCTATATTTGTCTTTATTCTTTGAATTTCACTTGCTATTGTCATATTTAAACTCCTTGTAATAGCGTTTCTATATCACCAACAATGTCATACACACATTTTGCACTGGGGTATTGAGTATCTGTGCTTGAAGATGATATTGAAGTAACTTTATTTGATGTCTGTTCATAACCTGTCAATGCCGAACTTGTAATAAATCCGCTATCATTCGTTAAATCAGAGGTAGCCGTTGGTATTGTTACAGTTGCCCAACTTGCATTTGTACCGTCTGTAGTTAAAAACTTACCTGATTGTCCTGTTTGAGAAGGCAAGCCGACAATATTATCAATCTGTATCTGTAGAGGGTCTAACGCAGTCCAACTGTTCTCATCCCAAGTTCCTGTCGTGGGTGATGTACATTCCCAAGTTTGGTATTGATATCTTACTCTGTCACCTACCGCATAAGTTGTACTGGTAGAATATGTCTGAGCCCCTGATACCATATATCTTGAAAAAGAATTTAATGAACTTGCAGTTAAAGATACACTTGCAGATGAGGTTGTTGCACTAGAAGTAAGCTTCGTTACACCATAATATGTAGTGGTTGCTACTCCTCCACGTTCCCATATCCAACTTGTACCGTCATAAGTAAATTCTATTACGTCACCCGCTTGCCACATATAACGAATACCTTCAGTATCACTTCTTAATGCAATACCAATTGCACCAGTATTATTAACATTTAATGTCGGTTGACCGTTATACGTTTGAGCATTTGTAAATTTTATCCTAATTGATACACCTTCTGACAATTCAAACCCATTACAATCAACTATTTTGTTCTGTGTAGATGCGCCAGTTGTACAAGTTCCGTAATAAGCCAGTTTATCTTTTATTTCACTAAAAGATGTATAGCCTGTCTCATTTGTAAAACTAATAACTGCAGTTCCGCTCGCATTATAATTTACGGATATTGGCAAATTATTAATACTTGCTTGAGTTATTGAAATTGTGTTTGAGCCTTTTTGTGTTGTTAATGTTTGTGCCTGAGCTGTTTCAGATGTCGAGTCACCAATTGCATAAACAACGATAACAGGATTACCTGCATAATATTGTTCACTTAAATATGCTTTCCAATCTGCAGCATTTGTAAATCTATTGTCTACAACGTCTAATCTTGAACTGTTGTTTATATTTATAATATAGATATTACCATCAGTTCTTCCGCTTGCGGAAGCAATCCCTATATATTTGTTGCTATATGGAGATACCCCAAAAACATTGGTGTTTATAGTCGAACTAGAATAAAGTACGCTATTGCCACCTGAGTTATTATAAAACCACGGCTCTGTACCATCAAGAACCTTAATACCTACATTACGAGTAATTTCACCTGACAATAGTTCTTGTGTGTCTTTGTAATCTCCAACAGATAATAAATATTCTGCTATTGCTGTATTACCATTACCATCACTAATAGTTTCTATATTGCCGTCGATATAAATTCCATACGGATGATAAGTTGTAGCCGTATCGCCCTGTTCAACTTGAACCCATCTTTCACCACTCATTAAAATATCATAAGCATTTCCAAACCTAACAGCAACATAAAGAACCCCTTCTGTTACAGTTATTGTTCTTGGTCGTGAAGCGAATACAGGATTAACATTTGAACTAAAAACAGGTTGAATATCAAACCATACATTAGCTGAACCACCAGAATGAGGTATGTCTGTACTACAAGTATATGTACCATTTGGAACTTGTATTTCCCAGTACCTACTAGCAGACCCTGCTGTAGCGTTTGAAGTTTTATCAAATATATTTTTGCTATATTTAATTGCTCCATTATTACAAATAATATCTACAGGATTTGTAGGTGTTGGTGTTCCATTTTGCTCACAACCTCCAGTTAATGTTACAGAAATTAAACCGTCTGCAATTGCATTATTTAAAGAAACGCTACCATTACCGCTTACAGTCGTAGGTGCATATCCTACAATCTCTATATCTGTACCCGCTGTTAATACGTCTTGTTTTGCATCTAAAGCATTTTGTAAATCTGTCTGATTGCTTAAAGTGCCTGTTATATTACCCCAAGTTGCACTATCGGGAATTGTTAATGTAACATTACCATTTGCATCAGGTTGTATATTGTTTACAGATGTAACCGTACCTACATTTGTTGTATAACCTTGATTAGTTACCCAAGTCTGTGTTGCCATATCGCTGACATCAGGTAATAAAGAGCTTATGTTTAATGTTCCGTTATTATTTGCAGTTACGGTGTTTGTTCCGTCTGTTACGTTTACTGGTATATAGTAAATACCGTTAGTCGTTGGTCGTGGTGCCACTATATTAATGCCACTCCAATACCTGAACCCTACATAATTAGAGCCTGATTGCGAACAGTTCAAAGCAAGTAAAGCATTACCATTTATTGTGTTCGGTCTATATTCCAAGGCTCCAAGTTCAGTATTATTAGAACTATACAAAGTAAATCCTAGTTTATCAGTAGATACGTTTTGTTTGAAATATATTGCCTTTTCACCCAAGAAGGTTTTTCTACCTGATATGTTTTGTGCTGTATTGGTAGTTACATAGTTAGTTGGTAAACTTGCAGATGTTATATAACCAGCATCGTTTGTAAGTTCTGAAATATTATCATTCGGTTGTAATGCAGTATCTGCCAATGCACCCTGAACAGACGTAGCAAATTCTGAAACATTATGAGTTACAATATTACCATAACCGGATATGGTTGTGTTAATATCAGAAATATTACCTGTGTTTGTAGTTATCCTTGCATCAAGTGCGTTATAATTAGCCGTTACAGTTTGAGAGAGTGTATTTATATTGTTTTGTAATAAAGTATCGTTCTCGGCTCTTGTAGTAGCTTCATTTTGAATAGCTGTATTAAGTTCTGTCTTATCAGCTTTTAAATCTAAAGCAGCCTGCAAATCTGTTTGGTCTGATAATGTACCCGTAATACCACCCCAAACCGTACCGGATGCAAACAATTCAAAAGAGCAGTCATAACCGCCCTCTGACAATTCAAATTCAGCTTCAATCGGGTTATTAAAATCAATTATAAAATCAGCAGCAAGGTTTTCCATTCTTGTAAATAACTCCATTCTTTGCATTAAATATTAAAGTTTGTACACAAGTTGCTTGTTGCCCCTGCATATCATAAGCAATCAAATTGCCTGTGTTTTTATCCTTTAATTTCTTTGTTTCGTCACTATCTAAATTAACTTTTAAAATTATTTCTTCCCTTTGGAAATTATCCTCATCAGTAAATTCTTTTGATTTTATTGCATCACCACCATTTATTACAAATAAAAGTTTTGAAATCGGATATAATAAAGGATTTTTAACCGTAATTGTAATAAACGAATTACCAAAAGCCGCTGTATTATCACCTTTAAAAATTATGTGTTCTTCCGTCATTATTAATGCTCCTGTGTATTCCAAGTTGTTATAAATAAGTTATATAACTGAATAAAATCAGCCTCATTCATAGCTGGTAAAACAATTTGATGTTCTGTCAACCATTCTTCTGTGCATTGTTCAGGTTTTGTAAAATCAGGCTCTTCATAAAATATCAAAACTCCTGCTGGCAAACCTTTATTTTCTTTGCACATATTATAAGCTGTATTAATACTTTCTATCGCTGATTGGTAACCTTTCGGCTTACGTCTGTAATAACCTTTGCCCTCAATCTTAAAAAATGTTTGCAAAAATGCTGCTTTTCTATCAAATGGTGTAGGTTCAGGCTTTACAGGGCATTTATCGTATAAATACCATTCGTTATCAACGTCTGATTGTTTAACATTACGTTTTTCCATACCTATTTCAATATAATATTCATCAGGGCAACCAACACCTATTTGTACTAAACCTGTTTCTTCATTTATAATCTTACAATATTTTAACATTATGCTGTTCTCCTCCAGATATTAACTACATAAGCAGGCGGTTGCACTGTATTAGATGCACCGTAAATAGAATTACTTTCGGAAGCCCAAGCTGTATTCACTCTTTGTCCTGTGTATTTAATTCTATCGCCGTTATCCCACTTTAAAGAAACATAATTAAATGGACTTTCGCCCCAACCAGAGTCTAACGTAGTCCAATGTTGGTGGTTTGGTAATCCTGCTGCTATTGTTGTGCCTGCTGCGTGATTGCTATCAGCACCTTGTAAAACTCTGCCTGCTGAAACAAGTTCCCAAGTACCAAATAATGCCTCTAATGGGTTTGTATTGCTTGTACTAATATAAGTCGAACCTACGGGATAAATTAATTGCAACATTTCTGTTATTTTGCTATCCACATAGGTATAACAATCTGCAATGCCGTCTTCAATATGGTTCATATTATCTGCATTAACAGGCGTGCCAAGTTGGGTTACTTCCTCATAATTAGCCGTAAAAATTTTATATCCGTCGTCTTCCGTTTCTGTATATCTTACTTGCCCTGCTTGGTCTACCCAAGTATTTTTAACGTATGCCATAATTTCTCCTTTAAATTAATTATACAGAAAAACATATCGGACATTATATAGGGTTCATATTACAGTAAAATGTTCCGCAATATTTTCTAAAGAACTCTGAAACAACAATCTCAAAGGTTAAATATGCAGGCTTTGCTTGTTTTATTGCATCCTGCAAGCCTGATATATTTTCTGTCGCAACATATACCCTAAAAAAGTAGTTTGCAGCATCATTACTAATATAAAACTGCGTATATTCTCCAATATTGCTTTTAATTAACGTTCTCAAATTTGCCCAAGTTAACGGTCTTTTTCTAGCTAATTTATTTAAAACACGTTGTCTGCGTTGTGCAAGTGTCAAACTAGCATCATATTTTAAACTAAAATCTTTTTCCCAGCGTGTAATTAATTCCTCTGTCGTTCTTATATACAACTCCTTTACCAAATTTGTTAAATCTGTGCGTAATTGTATGATTTCAGGGTCAATGGCTAATAATACATCATTTATCCCGTCAATATCTGTTACAACCTTTGGTAAATGTTCAATATCATTAAGTGCCAATGTTTACACCCCCCACAACCGGAATTTCTGTATCTTCTAATGCTATACTTGCTTCTTCGCCATTTAATGTAAATGAAATAACATCATCCACACCTGAACAAGCAAATAATATGTCGCTTGCTCTAAAATATGATACTGTATCTGTAACTGTTTCCAAATATTCCGCCAATGTTTCTGAATATTCCTGAATAACACTCTCAATAGTTGCACCTGTTTTTAATGTTATTGTTGCAGCCGTATTTATACTAATACTTGTCAATGCTCCTACAATTAAATTAGCATTAATAAATTGTTTCTCCTCAATATATGCCTTAACCGCATTAATCAATTCTTGTGATACTGTTCCTGTGGTTGATGAAATATAAACACCGACATTGCCTGCTCCCATAGTTGAAGCATCTTTTATTACTGCCGTTTTTACGCCTGTTACTTCTAATGCCCATAATTTATATTGTGCCTCGTTACAGTTTACTGCATCCTCTGCTAAATAAAGCTTTATTCTTGCTCTGTAATCGTTATCCGTTTCAGTATCAAAACCGTCATAAGCTGGTAACGGGTTATTTACACTTGTTAAACCTGAATAAGTACCGACAAACTCTGTAATTGTATTTGCAGCCACATTACCTATTGAGCCGGTTGTATCACATTGAGCCTTAACCGTTACACTACCGCTTGAACCGATAACTTTATACTCCTGAACCGTAAACACAAGGTTATTATACGTTGCTTTTACGTTTTGGTTTACCGTTGCACCCTGTACCCCTGTTATTTCAAGATAAACAATAGATGCAGAACTCTGACGGCGTGTTACCCCATAATCTGCTCCCACTTTGTCCAAGTCAGCACCTGTTGCCGTTTCAACAAATACCTTATCTGTAATATTGTTTATTTCAGTATCATAAATATTTGCTAACTCATAAGCTACCGACCCGATAATATCCTGACTAAATCCGCCCTCTAACAAGTTCGCATCTATCGTCAATCTCTCATTTATTCGTTGTATAATATCTTCCTGTGTTCCCATATTAAACCTCGTATGTATATGCTTGTGCCACACTACCATAAAGCGTATTTACGCTATAATTACAAGTTACTTTTGAACCCTCTTGTGTGATATCAAAATCTGTAAGACTTGTAATATACGGATTACATAATAACGCTTCCTCAATCATTCGTCTTAATTCAGAAAGCAATAATTTTTTCTCTAAATATCTGCCGATTAATGTATAAATCTCATTCCCATAATTAACACCATAAGCCAAATGTACATATCTCGGAGTAAATAATGTTTTCCAACACCATATTTTTATTGCCTCGTTTTTCTCAACGTAATAATATTGCCCCCCTCTTGTCTTTAATTGCTTTGTTTCAAAATCGAAAGCTAATTCCCTAAAAACAGGAAGCTCAACCGTTGTCTGCAACTCCGTTACGTCTGTTAATGTACTTGGTATAAAAGCGTAATTACTACTCATTTTCTACTTTCTGCAATTTGTTTAATACAATGTAGGTATTATTGCCTAATTTTTGTACTGCAATAAAATCCCCTATATGTAGTATAAACCTATCGTGAATTGACATTAACCATTCTTCAATCTCATTGTTTATTAAATCCGTATGATTTTCTGTAATCGTTCCGTGTGAACAAGTTATTGGTTGTGCTTGAGTAAAACTTATAACTTCATCAAGCATTAAATTATTAACAAATATAGTATCGCCGTTAGCAGCATTTAAACTTATTCCGTTATAATTTATACTAAACGGCTGTAAACTCTCAACCACGCCCACGCTAGTGGGTGCAGGATTGTTTTTTTTACTTCTTGCATCAACCGCTTGCCAAAATTTACCCTGCCCTGACATATTTAACCTCCAAAGTCATCTCTGAATTGTTTGTATTTATTGTATGGTTATCGGTTTGTATCTCAAATATGCCATTAAAACCGTTTACAGGCTCAATAATTTTAATCAAACTGCCTGCAATACAATCATTGTTATTATTAACTACAATACTTCCCTCGTTTGTAACACCTTTAAGCATTTTTTGCGCCTCTGCAAGATTGTTTTTAACATCGGTACTATAATTATAAGTTGCTTGAAATAAACCAAATCTTTGTAGGTTTCCTGTGTCCTCGACTGCATCTAAAACTTTGCCCTCATTGTCTATAATTATTACTCTTGTTACCATATCCGCCATTGATTGCTTAAAACTTGATGAACGAATATTGTAACCTATCTGAAACGTATCTTTTACATCATCAGTCGCAAGGCTTAATGTATCACCATTCATATATAACGTGTATCTATCGAAAACAGTATCGCAAGCAGTTTTTAAGACATCATAATATGTTAAATCACCTGTTGAAACAATGTTATGAACGTGAGTATTATTAACATTCAAGCCGTTTTTTATGCCAAAAGTACCACAAATATTGTTTGCTAACTCGTTCAATGTTCCTTTCATTCTGCCAATAAAAGTTGACCTAACAAGCCTTGCCATTAAGTCCTGACAAGTTAATGTTATTGTGTCCTCATCCGTATTATACGGCATTTCTTCTACATAGCCTAAAAATAAGGTTTTATCGTTTTCTTTCCACTCTACCCTTGAGCCTACGCTAACTTTATAAAAAGGAATATCTTTTTTTAACGGATTAAACAAAAAGCTAAAAGACAATTGGCGTGTTACAATATCCTTTGCACCACTCCATTGAACACCGTCTAAAACTGTTTTTATTTCTACTCCGTCTATTAATATCATATCGGTAACATCTCTATTGTTCTGCCTGCAACTTCAAGGTTTGCGTTTGTTATTCCGTTTTTCTGCATCAATTCCTGAAATCTACCACCATAAGTTAATTTTGCAATCTTATAAATTGTTTGCCCTGTCTTACCTGTAATTTGAGCAGGAATATATTTTTTCATTGTTCTTTCTTTGAGTTGTACAAGTTTGCTTTGTCCTAAATTATCAGGCAATACACTTGTTGACGGTACAGGGTTTCTATACTCAACCAAATCAAGAGAATAGTTTTCATTTTCCGTATTCTCTCGAATGGTTGGTGTATGGCGTTCAATTAAGAACTCTTTATTTAATCTCCCCGCAATAATAACACGAATAACATCGCCACTTTCAAGCCACCTGTCAAGCATTGCATTTGTTTCTTCCAATGAGTATGGTTTATATTCTAAATTCTTAACCAATGAGGCTAACAAACTAAAATATGACTGTTCCTCCGGCAATAAACCGCTTAAATTAATTCTTTGCAGCGTTCTGTTACCCTTAACAGGCACTTCCCCAAAGTTTAATATATTATATGTTTCAATACTTTTTTCTTTGCCTAAATCAATGCTTTCAGGGTTTATAGGAAATGTAATACTCTCACCTGTATTTGCATTGTATAGTTGTATATATAATCTCTTTGACATAATACAATTTTAACCTTTTTTTAATCGGACTAAGGTACTGCATACACGCCACTTGTTAACGGTGTTAATCCGCCTAATCCACCGCCACCATAGTAATTGTTATTTGTAGTGTTATTTGTTATACTATTATTATTTTGTGTTTGTGTAACTCTACTTCCACCGTCTTTAACAAATTTATTTACTAACGGCATTTTACCGACAATCCATTGTATTTTTTCAACAATATTTGTTACCCATTGAGCAATAGCACTTAAAATACTATTAAATATATTGCCTATTGTACCTGCAATATTTGATATTGCTTTGCCTATATTAGCAAACATTATTATTACATTTGTTTTTAACGTATTAAATGCCATTGAAATATATGTAGGAATACTTAAAACAGTTCCAATAATGTTACCAACTATGCCTGCAATATTTTTAAGCAAATTAACAACAAATACAACAACTTTAACTACAGCCGGTAGTGCCTTTGTTGCTATAAAACTAAATGATTTACCTATGTTATCAAATACTTCTTGATTTTCATTTGCAAACTTTATTAAATCCTCTAAAGTTTTACTCAATTCAGGCATTAATTTCATCATTACAGTTGCAAATTTAGCTTGGAAGAACCTTGTAAACGTGTCCATTGTGTCTTTAAATTTTACAGAATTTTCAACATCCTCATCAGATATTATTAATCCCATATCATTTGCCTTTTTGCGTAAATCATCAACGGCTTGTGCTTCCTGATTTAATAACGGTCTTAATTCTGCTGCACTTCTTCCAAACAACCTGTTTGCAAGTATCATCTTTTGTGTAGGATTTTCTATTTTTTGCAATGAACGTATTGTGTCATTAAATACATCATCAGCATTTCTAAATTTGCCGTTATTATCCTTAACCTGTACGCCTAATGCTCTAAATGCGTTAATACTATCCTTTGAGCCTTTTTGTACTCCCTCAATCTGTGTGGTTAATGTCTTAAATCCCATTTGCAAGGTTTCTACATTACCACCGTTTTGGCTCATAATGTAATCCCATTCTTGGAACGACTTACGGCTCATACCTATTTTTTGGCTCATTTTGTCTATTCTATCGCCCATTTCTGCAAATTGATTAGCACCCCTTATAATAGCACCACCTACAACGCCAACAGTTGCACCAACGGCAGTCAATACAGTTCCTACCTTTTTAACTACTCCTGTTAGTTTACTCATTTTATCTTTTAATTTGTCTGTGTTGCCTTGTATTTTCTTTAGCGGAGCTGATACTTTATCCACTAACATTAATACGTCTTTATAAGTTGCCATTATTCCTCCGTAGGATTTACTTTTTCACCGTACCACACCATTGAAGCTAAATAAAATGTTTTCTCTCTCGGTGTTAATTCTAATATTTGTTCAGGATTAAACCCTTTTTGCAAATAATATGCACATAGTAAAAGGTTTACATCCTGCTCTATAGCTTTTTTATATCTTCAATTTCCTCATTTACATTTTCGCTTGTAATGCCGTTAATTGTAGTTATAAAGCTGATTATTTCAAGTATCTGTTCAGGCTCAAATAACGCTTCAACAACGTCATAATAAGATTTTATTAACCCCTCATCTTTTGCCTTTGTTGCCAAAGGTGCTAAATCTAACGCTTTATATACAAAAGGTTTCATTTTTTTTACAATGTCACCGGCTGTCATATTTGCACCGCCTGCCTCTTGTGCATAAATAAAATCCCTTTTTTCTTTGCGTGTCATTGTCTTAACATCAAACTTTTCACCTGCAATCTCTAACGGAAATGTTTTTACATCATTTTCCGTTTCCTTGTTCTTTTCAATCTTTCTCAATAATTTGTCTAAATTCGCCATATCCTTTGTCCTTTCTCTATTTGCCTTTCAATCCCCCTAAAAAGGGGGAGAAAGGACTTTCTTATAACAACTGGAGGTTATTATGCAATAAGTTGTGTAAATGATGATTGACTTGGCATCCAACGGAATGATAATTCTTTTGTTACCAATTCACCTTTTGCAAGGTTTTGTAACGGCAACGCATCAAATGTTACACCGCCAATAGTTCCGCTTTCAGTTTCACCTGTTGAAAGTTTTGTTAATTCTGTTTCAATAGTAAATCTTGCGTTAGGATTAGCCATTAAATCGTTGTACATTTTCAATGTCATTGAGTTTGTTGCTTGGAAGTTCAATGTTCCCTCGCCTTGTCTGCCTGTTGTCTGTCTGTCTATATCTCTGCCGATATAAACATCATCATAATTGTATGTAATATTTAACGTGCATTCAGTCCAAGTGCCTATTTCTTCACCATTTAAAAAGACTTTGGCATCTGTACCTACTAAAACACTTTGTGCGTTAATTTCTGCCATTTTTTATTCTCCTTATTCTGCTTGTAACGCTTGGAATAGGTACATACCCAAATCCAAATCTTCCATTGCGTCTGTTGGTGAACATACACCGTCTAACAATACTTTTGAACCTGTATTTGCTTTCAAAACTTCTATATAAGTCATTCCTGATGTATCAACACCTTTTGCTTCCAAATAAGCCTTGTTCTTTTCGTAAGATATTGCTACTTCGTTGTCATTTTCAGCTTCAAGCAACCCCTCTGCTGCTAACTGTTTCAAATAAGCATTAATAGCACCTACAAATCTGTTTTTGTTTGTAAAGTTGTTTGTGTATTTGCCTACATAGTACAATCTGAAAGTTGAAACAATGTCATTTGCAATTAAGTCCATAATATCAACTATTCTGATTTTTTGGAATGCTTCTGTTACACCGTCTGTTAATGTTACCAATGAATTAACTGCTCTGCCAAATTTGTATGAACCGTCTTGGTGTAATATAATCAATTTGCCTGCTGCAACATCTGCATCAGGAGTAGCTGAAATCGGTGCTTCAACTATTTCAGGCAATTCATAATAAGTTAATGAACGGCTTGCAGCCAAACCACTTAATGCACCTGCTAAACGGCAAGTCCAATCTCCTGCAGTAAATTCTTCTGCTTCATCACCTATTTTTGCTGTTATATTACCACTTGAAACAAAGTTAATAATATAGCTTGCATCAGGGCTTGTTGCGTTTGCAAATACCGCTCTTGAATAATTGTTTGCTTGTCTTTGTGCATTAATATAGTTTTTTATGCTTGTAATATCTGTTGTTGTTGCTTCAGGATAACATAAAGTATAATTACTTTGTAAATTCAATTTTGCTTGCAAATCAGCAAATGTGCTTTCTGCTTTAATTGCAATAACTTTACTTGGATTGCCTTTAAAAGCAAGCTGCAATCTTTTGTAGTTTGCTGCTGTCCAATCTTCTGGGTTTACATCACCCAAACCTCTGTAAACAACGTTGTCAATTTCGCTTGTAGAGTCATCAAGAATTAACACTACTGCTCCCCTTTGTTGTCTTTGGATTGCCATTACTGCTAATTCTTTGAAATCTACTTTAAATTTTGGTTGTGTTGCTACCATTTTAATTCTCCTTTATTGTAAATTCCAATTCCTGCATTAATTCTGTTTCATCAGCCACCTTGACATAGAACTCTAAATCAAAAGTTAACTGTAAAACACCGTCAACAGTTTTTTGCTCTAAATTCCTACCACTTAACACCGTGTCCTTAAACGGAATAGCCTTAACCATATCGCTTAACGTGTCTGCGTAACTCCACAAGGTCGATTGGTTATTATCCTCACTATTCGCATACTCTAAAACACACATCAATGTTAGTTTACGCCAATATTCGTTATCTATCGCTTTATCTAACCTGTATGACGGAATATAAAAGAATATATACGGATAATCAACCGTTTCAATCTCATTAAAATTGAAATTAATATCGGCATCTATACCGTGTATATTATCTCTTATTGCATTTTTTAAATCTAATATTATAGCCATAACAAAATTATAATTTATTTTCTATCGGACACTATTTATTTGCTTCTTTTATATAACTTCTTGCCTCTTTTTTGCTGATATTAAATTTCTGTGAGGTCATAGCCACATCAATCTCATTTTGCAGCTCTAATAACGCCCAGCCCTCTAAATCGTTCATTGTTTTTCTTCCGATTTTTAAACCTTTAAATCTTCTTGGTTTTGCTATAAATCCTTTTGCGTTAGGGTATTTGGCTTTAAATAAAGAAATAAGGCTTTGTGTTTTAGGTGAACCCTCCATTTTGTCAAATGGCACAAAATGTTTTTTAGTTATTTCATAACCGTCTTCTAAAAAACTTGCATACTCCATTGAGTTCATACATACAATGCCATACTCATTATTGCCTAACTCTATAACTTCAGCATTCCAACTCCTTTTATAAGCACCGGTGTCAACTGCTCCAGCTTTGTCTGTTTGCTCAACTGCTTCATTACGAAAGTGTACAGCTCCACGCCCTGCAACTTGCTTAAATATTGCAGGCACATTCTCACCTAATGCTTCCAACTTTTTTGCGTAATCTTTAAAAGATAATGTCATTATGCCACCTTGTTTACTTCACAATGTGTCTGTATTGTCAATGGGTATTTTTGGCTCTCGCCTGCCCTTAATTCTATTGTCTTTCCACTTACGCCCTGCGTTACTACAATAACATCATTTTTCTCAATAGTAACATTTTGCTTTGTGTCTATAAATAACACATAATCCAATAACACTTTAGCGGTGCTGTCTGACTGATTAACAGGACTTAACGCTTTAACTGATAAATGACAAGGGATATTATCATAAGTCACCGTTTCGGGCAAGTAAATAACCTCTCCGTTGACTTTTGTTTTTGTAGGTCGTTTTATTGTGCATCTGTCGTGTCTGAACATCTTACAACCCCTATAATTTGCTTAAATGCCTCTAATTTACCA